CTTAAAGCAAAAGGCGCTGGGCAATTAGACTCATTCAATCAGGAGTTAATGCTACGGATTACTTCAGAAGAAGACAGGTTAATCCAGGATTCAGATTTAATCTGGTATAAACGCAATAACGTATTGAAAAATAAGGGCGCTTACAACTTCTATATCACTACGGATTTTGCAACCAGCGACAGAGAACATGCCGATTTTAGTGTGATTAATGTGTGGGCGTACAATAATAATGGTGATTGGCTCTGGGTAGATGGGTATTGTAAAAGGGCCCTGATGAATGACACCATCGATAATTTGTTTCGTTTAGTTCAGGAATATAGTCCTCAAGAAGTAGGAATTGAAACAACAGGACAGCAGGGCGGTTTTATTAGTTGGATTCAAAATGAAATGGGTCAGCGTAATATTTATTTTACATTGTCTAAAGGAAAAAATAGCAATACAATAGGAATTAGACCAACTAAGGATAAGATGAGCAGATTTCAACAGAACGCTGTTCCCTTATTTAAATCTAAAAAAATTTGGTTGCCCGAAGAATTAAAAGATAGCGAGGAACTTGTAGAGTTGCTTTTTGAGTTATCTTTAGCTACTCTAAAGGGGTTTAAAAGTAAACATGATGATCACATAGATACGATCACAATGTTAGCAGAATTAAATTCATGGAAACCAAGTGAGGTAGCTACACAAATAGACGATGAAGAAGAACTGAGGGATTCAGTTATGTGGGGTGATGAAGGGACGACGAAAAAAGTAGGAGATAGTTCCTACTTTGTTTAACTCATACGTTAACTCAAAGTACTCCTCCTGGGTTAATGTGTGCCTCCCCGGGTAGGTAAGGGCTGTTGGGCCCTTGCCTATCCACCTTTTTAGAGGATGATATGAAAGTTTCTGAATATATTGATTACTTAGCTACTGGAGAATGCAGCAAGCTTGCTATTGCTAGTGTTGGAGATATGTCTGCCAATCCAGATCCAGTTCCAACTGCAGTGCAAACAACTAATCAAAATAAATTTATCAATTATGTAAATTTAGCTAATTTAGCTTTACATAAACGATTTCATTTAATGGTAAAAACGTATGAAATGGATAATCCAGGAGACGGGGAAGAGTATACTTTACCCTCGAATTTTCTTGTTCCTATTCACGCATATTATGCTTCGGATTACGTCCAAGTGCCTATTAAAGACGATTCGGTAAAATTAGTATCTGACGTAGATCAACATGTGTCTATTCTTATACCTGAACCGTTTAAAGCAGTTATTAAAGGTACTGATGCAGAATCGCCTGTGCGTACTCAAATCCTCTTAAAATATGCAGCAGCACCTAACAAAGCTAAAACAACCTACGCAGATTTAAAGATTAATGAAGTGTACACAGAAGCATTGCTAAATTATTCAGCATATAAAGCACATGGTGCTATTAGTGGAGATATGAAAGACGAAAATAATACTTATTATCTTCGGTATGAGGCTAGCTGTAAACAGCTTATTAATTCCGGTATGTGGGGAAATAATGATATCGAAATCAATACCAAATTAGAGGATAATGGATTTGTATAATTAATTTGACTTTTTAAAATATTGTCTTTATTCTGTACCCGCAACCATTGCCAATGCTGAGAACAACCTCCTTAGGAGTTAATAATGGCATACTATGCAGATATTAATCTCGTGGCTAATGATACAAAGCCAGAGATCAACCTAACATTAAAAGATAATGGTACCGCCGCAGCTGGTCTTACTCTAGACCCTGATGATTCCTCTACCTGGGCTTTAATCGATATTTCTGATCCCACCATTGTAGTAAAATTCCGTGCCTTAGGCGCTTCAACTATTTTAGATACACTGACTTGTACAAAAGTTGCTCCATACACAAATGGAGCGTGTTTTATGACATGGGGAGCTGATACTTTAGCTGTTTCTGCCGGTACTTATGAAGGCGAAATTGAATTAACTTATACTGATGGGGGTATTTTAACTCTATTTGATAGACTTAAATTTAAAGTAAGGGATGACTTTTAATGATTGCTGCAGATGTTAGTCATGTTAATGCTGATGCGGAAGTTGTAACAGACTATAACAGTAAGAATAAATTATTATCTGAAGCTACTGGAGCAATTTTAGACGCCCCGGCATTAACAGTAACAATTAATATTTCTGATCTTGTTTATGCATCTGATTTAAGATGGAGTACATATAGTGGTTTACTTAACGGTGCTCCGTTTAATGTACATGCAATATTAGAAGATAGTTCCGAAACAATAGATCCGCCTTTTGACGATGTTACGATTACTATAAGTTAATGCGAAAATATGGAGTTTAATATGAGTGTGCGAGATACAATTATTTTAACGGGAAAATTATCCATTTCTCTTAATGGGGAACTTGTACGAGAAACTAAAAATCTCGTTGTTACCGCTGGTAAAACATGGATAGCTGCTAGAATGAAAGATACTTCTACCGTAATGACCCATATGGGTATTGGGACCGGCACTACTGCAGCAGTTATTGCTGATACTGATCTAGAAACAGTAAAAGGAGCTCGACTTGCTTTGAGTGTTTCTGGTGGTACACCGGTAGCTAATGTTATTACATATGCAGCTACTTTTCCTGCAGGTGCCCATACAGACGCGATAACAGAAGCAGGTATTTTTACTGCTGTTACGTCAGGTACTATGCTAGCTCGAACTGTATTTGCCGTAGTTAATAAAGGCGCAAGCGATTCTATGACAATCAGCTGGGATATAACTATTTCTTAGGAGAACGACCGTGGGGGTTAAATATTCAAACAACGCAAGTACATCATTACCTGGTGGTATAAATGACTCAGTTACAGAAATTACTGTAACTGATGCATCGTCATTTCCTGCTATATCAAGTCCTGACTATGCTTATTTAACTTTAGTTAGCGCTACTGCTCTTGAAGTTGTTAAGTGTACTGATATAACAGGAAATGTTCTTACAGTTGTGCGCGCGCAAGAAAGTACAGATGCAGCTGCTTTTGTTACTGATGATCGTGTTGAGCTTAGAGTAACAACAGCTATGTTAACTGATGCACTGGCAGAAACTGTTGCTGCTGCTGCCGCAAGTGCTGCTGCGGCTGCTACTAGTGAAACTAATGCCGCTGCTAGTTACGATAATTTCGATGATCGCTGGCTGGGAAGCAAGTCGTCCGATCCGAGTGTTGATAATGACGGAGCAACTTTACTTGACGGAGCAGCCTACTATAACACCACCACTGATAAATTGATGGTTTATGATCTTGGTGGAACAACTTGGAATGGCACTACTCCTTCTTCTTCAGAACAAACAGCTATTAATGCTGTAAATACTATCGCAGCCAATGTAACTACGGTCGCAGGAATATCAGGTAACGTAACTACGGTCGCTGGTATATCTGCTAATACAACTACGGTTGCAGGAATAAGTGGAAACGTAACAACCGTTGCCGGAATATCGAGTAATGTTACTGCGGTTGCTGGAGATGCTACAGATATAGGAGCAGTTGCAGCTAAAGCTACCGAGATAGGAAGACTTGGCACAGCAGCAGCAGTTGCTGATATGGCAATTCTTGGTGAAACAGCTATCGTAGATGATATGGCACTTTTGGGTGCGTCAGGTGTGATTGATGATATGGCACTTTTAGCTATACCTGCCGTAATTACTGATATGGATTTGTTAGGTGCAACAGGCGTAATTGATGATTTAGAAACCTGTGCAGATAATGTTGCAGGAATAAATAATTTTGCAGCTAGGTATAGAGTTGATAGTTCAGACCCAGTAAGTAGTCTGGATGAAGGCGATCTTGCATACAATTCTACAGCAAATGTATTAAAATATTATAACGGTTCTTCTTGGATAACTATTGTAGCTGGTAGTCTTACAGATATCGATCAAGATGGTTCGCCTCAGTTGGGTGCAGATTTAGATGTACAAACATACGATATAGTTTCTACTACCAATAGACCAATTACAATAACTCCAAATGGAAGCGGAGATGTAATTCTTGATGGATTAAAATATCCTCAAGCAGATGGAACTCCCGGTCAATTCCTTAAAACAAATGGATCAGCACAATTATCCTTTGAAACTATTCAAGGTGGAGATCTATCAACTGAAGGAAGTGCCTTTGCTAATTATAATACTATTACTGATGATGCAACAACGACTACTGTATCAACTAAAAATATGTTTTTAAAGGGACCAATGACAGTTGCTGATACTAAAACATGGACAATCGCTGGTAACGGTGTATTGCAAATTATTTAACAAGGAGTAAATCATGGCTTCAATAATTGAAGTAGATAAAATAAAATCCACTGCTGGCGGTGCAGACACATTTACATTACCCACAACGGATGGTGCGGCAGGAACGCTTATAAAAACAGATGGTAGCGGAGTATTAAGTTTTGTAGCTGATACTGACACCGGAATTACAGATCTCGTAGATGATACGAGTCCTCAATTGGGTAATCCTTTAGATTGTAACGGAAAGCAAATCCAATGGAGCCAAGGCGCAGATGTAGCCTCAGCTACAGCATTGGCTGTTTTAACAGACGGAAACTATTTTGATGTAACAGGAACAGTCACAATTGCCACGATCAACACAACCGGTGGAGTTGGCACTCAAATTAAGTTGCATTTTGATGGAGCATTGACTCTTACTAACTCTGCTGATATAGTTTTACCGGGTGGTTCTAATATCTTAACTGCTGCTGGTGATGAAGCAGAATTTATAGAATATGCAAGTGGTGACTATCGATGCACTAATTACACAAAAGCAGATGGCACAGCTGTTGTAGGATCATTAGAGAACGAGTCTGTTGATTCAGATCATTATGTAGACGGGAGCATTGACGGTGAACATTTGACAGCTGTTATGAATCCCGCAATAACCAGTACAGGCAAAGCCCTGGTAATGGGATTCTAAAAAGGAGAATTAAAAATGGCTAGTGAAGTTTTAAAAGTAGCATTAAAACCTACTTGCAGTAATACAGAAACCAAATTAATTGATGGAGTCGCAGGACATACTTACACTATTTTATCTATTCTGATTTGTGAAACTGGAAATGCGGCAGAAACATTCAAATTGTATATAGATGATGGTGACGGTGGAACAGACCACTATATCTATTTCGATCAGGCTCTCGCAGCTAAAGCAACCTTTGAGCATACCTCTAAATTTGTGATCGAGGGAACCGATATGCTTGGGTTTATTACGGGTGATACTGCCGATGTTGATGTTGTTGTATCTTACTTAGATCAAACCTTATGATTGGATCTCAATGGAAAGATGCTACTGGTATCTACCCTGTAAAAAATATACCAACGGCTGATCTATTATTTGGAGCTCACCGTCCACAAAGGTGGTGGGATGAACATCCAGAACATAGAAAGGTATTTGAAGAAATCAGGGAATCTATTAAGACCGAAGGTTTGAATAAACCTCTTGAAGTTAAACGAACTAACAAAGGACTTGTGGTGGAAACAGGAAACCAACGATTACAGGCGTTACTTGATCTTGGGATTACTACTGCCCCCTGCGTAATTACATGAGCGGAATTATAGGCGATAATACAGGCACAGGATCAGGACAGATTGCAGCTGTTCAAGGGGTAACTAAATCCAGTTCAGACCCGGCTATTGATACAAATCCCAGTGGTGGAGTAGGTACTATTTGGGCAAACACGACAAGTGGTGAGATGTATGCTTGTAAGGATGATACGGCAGGAGCTAATGTCTGGGTGAATGTCGGTGGTGGTACGGGCGATATAGAACCTTACTCTTTTGGCGGTACTAATGACGGCTACACTCATTGTGGCGCACACGCTCCTTATATGGATCATGTTGATAAATTTGCCTTTGCATCTGGTACTCAAGATGCTGTTGATCATGGAGATGACACTAGTGGCCGAGCCTATGTAGGTGGAAATAGATCAGCTACGCATGGTTATATATCAGGGGGATTAACTACTACTGTAAGTAAAATTCAATATGCATCTGATGCAACTCACGATGCTGCTCCTGCTACGGGAACTCTGTCTTGGTCAGATCGTTTTACTTGTAATCCAGGTTGCTCATCTCCGACTCATGGTTATGTAGGTGGATGGGAATCTCATACAACTTCCATAGAAAAAATTACTTTTGCCACTGACGCAGTTGACGCACGAGCGACTGGTTTAGTCACGGCAGCGGCTTATGCGTCTGGGTCAACATCAGAAGATTATGGTTATGTTGCTGGTGCTAATAGTGGTAGTGACGTGATACAGAGATACGCACTTGCCGCAGAAACCGTTTCAACTGATGTAGGAAACATCGCATCTAGTACTAAGGCTTCTTATTATCGTTCTGGTGCTTCGTCTGCTGACTATGGCTATTCGATGGGGGGTGATTCGCCAGAAATAAACGTAATTGAGCGTTACTCTTTTGCCTCTGGTTCTGAAGATGCTGAAAATGTAGGTGATTTAGCAGTTGCTAAAGGTTGGGGGATGTCACAAAGTAGTAAGACTTATGGGTATTTTTCTGGAGGGGATTATTCGCCACAAACTGACGATATAGAGAAATTTGCTTTCGCAAGTTCGACAACTGATACTGAGGCTTCAGGAAGTTTGACAGTCGCTAGAATGGGTGGAGTAGGCACAGAAAATTGAAAGGAATTTATGAGCGGAACAATAGAAGGAAATTCAAGTAGATCATCAGGCTCTATCGCAGCTAAGGGAAGTGGTATCACTACTTCAGCTAGTGATCCTACAACAAGCACCAATCCTGAGTCAGTAGGAACAATGTTTGTTAATACCGCCAGTGGTGAAACTTATGTGTGTACTGATATAACGGCTGGCGAAAATGTTTGGAAGAATGTTGGGGGTGGAACTGGAGATATAGCGCCATTTCATTTTACCAATGCAGCTCTGTATTGTTTTAACCCCGGCGGAGCCACAACAGGGGATCAAAATCAATTACATATTGATAAATTTGTTTTTGCTAGTGACGGTGACGCCGCAGACCAAGGGGATTTAACCCAGAATAGACGAGGTATGAGTCATTCATCTTCTACTACTCATGGTTATTCTTGTGGAGGTTACGCCATGTCTCCAGCCCCTGTTGGTCAATCAAATTTTATAGATAAGTTTGCTATGGCGTCACCGGCTAG